CCTCTATTACGTCAGCACTCCTCCCCCGCGCCCATCGGCAACCAGCGGGAGGAATGAGTGTTGACGAATACAGGTGAACAACCCGCCACTTTGGAGGTGACCATGCACAACAGCATCCAATCACGCCGCGACATCGTCGACGGTTTGCGTCAGCGCTCCCGTATCGCCACGGCCGACTTCTACAGGCTGATTGGTCGGCCGGAACCCGTGGCCCACTTCCGAATGATAGTGAAGCCAGCGGGCCGTGACTTCTTCCACGTTGTGGATAGTCGGACGGGCAAGGTGATGGGGTTCCGCCGAAATCACAACGAAGCGTGCGCCCTCGCCCGGCGCCTGGAGACTCGCCATGCCAACCAGCTACGCGGATAGCGCCCAGGCCAGGGAATCCGACAGGCGCTGGGACTTACCGAACTTCGGCAAAAAGCAGCACGTCGACCTGTTCCACGAATACACGGCAGACGACCTGGCAGAGCGCGATGCACGGCGGCTCAAGGAGCGGGCCAGCCTCAAACTGCGCATCGGCCTGGCCATGGCTCGGATGGAACTGATCTGTCCGCCCATCGAGGTAAAGCATGGATCTTAATCAACGAAACCACCAGACAGCCGTTAGCTGGATCGAAGGCGAGATCGAAAACATGATTCTCGACTTGGGCAAGCCAAACGCCAGCGCGGCGGCCACATCCTGCGTAACCCTTGCTTTCATGCTGCGGGTTATAGACGACAACGAACATCGATACTTCCGCGCTCGTATCGACAAGATTTACGCCAACTACAACGCCTCTATCGTTTACGCCGCTTAACGGTGCCACCCCACCACAACACTTTCAATGCTGCGCCAGGCGCGGCGAGGGATCGTCATGTCCACAAATCCTAAAAAAGCACCCGCACAAGAATCGCTCGAAATGAGCGAAGCCGGAGATGCGCAAAAGGCTGTATCCCCTGCAGCAGCGGTGACCGACATCGCTGAATATCGGCCGCACGAAGAACAAATCGTTCGCCTGGAAACAACCTACGCGAAGCTGGTCGTTGACTGCTCGACGAGCGAAGGTTTGGCGAGCGCGAAGGAAGTTCGCGTCGACATCCGCGATGTGCGCTACGCCCTGGATAAGACCACCAAAACCGCGTTGGTGCCTTATCAGCAAAAGGTCAAAGAAGCTCAGGCTCGCGTCAACCAGGTAAAGGAGTTCGGTGAAACGCTCAAGAGTCGTGTGCTGGCGATTGAAGAGCCTGTCGATGAAGCGATCAAGGCCGAAGAAAAGCGCATTGCTGATGCCAAGGCAGAGCGCGAGCGTGTCGAGGCTGAGCGTGTCGAAGCCATCCGGGCGAAGATTACCCGCTTCAGCTCTGTCGCTGCCGCATACGCAAGCCGGAGCGCTGCCGATGTCGCAACGGTTCTGCAAAGTGTCAAGGAATCGGTGATCCTGCCAGAAGAATATGCCGAATTCGAAGCCGAGGGCACCATCGCTCGCGACAACGCTATCGAGCAACTGGAAACGTTGCACAAGTCTGCGGTGGACCGAGAAGAGGCAGCTGCCAAATTACTGGCCCAGCAGAAAGAGCTCGACGAGTTGCGCGAGAAGCAACGCATCGCCGACGCTGAGGCCGAAGATTTGCGCAAGCAGCGCGCCGAGGAAGATCGTCAGCGCTTAAAGAAGCAGCAGGACGAGCTGGACAAGCAGCGCCGCGACATGGAAGAACAGCAAAGACAACAGCGTGAGCAGCATGAAGAGCAGCAGCGCCAGCAGCGCGAGCGCGACGCCCAGTATCAGCGAGATCAGGAAGAGCTGGCCCGTCTGCGCGCCCAAGCTGTCGCGCCGGCCCCGATCATTGCTACGGCTCCTACCTCAATCGAAGCGAAGGCCGAATTCGCACCAGTCAGCTCACAGGCGACCAGCGCTGAACAGGACGATTTGACTACGACCGCGCCGGCAGTTGACGACATTGTCGAGGTTGTAGCGCTGGGCTTTGACGTCGACCTCGAAACTGCTCGCGCCTGGCTTCGTGCCATCCGCTTCTAACCACCCTTTCCATCTCACAGCCAGCAAATCTCATGCTGGCTACGGAGGGCGCTATGACAGATACAGATACTCAAGCACAGACAGGCCTCGCTACGTACCACGATCCATCGCACAACGCGGCAGCGCTCATCCTTGACCCCGGCACCATGAGGTCGATGACTGATCTTGCGACCATGATGGCTGATGGAAAAACGACGGTTCCTGAGCATCTTCGGGGTAACAGGGCCGACTGTATGGCAATCGTCTTGCAGGCAATGCAGTGGCAGATGAACCCATTCGCAGTAGCCCAGAAAACGTTCATCGTGAAGGGTGGCGCACTGAGTTACGAAGCCCAGTTGGTCAACGCCGTAATCACATCCAAGGCTCCAACCATCGACCGATTGCACTATGAATGGTTTGGTCCCTGGGAAAACATTGTTGGCAAATTCCTCGTTAAGAAAAACTCGGAAAACAAGGAATACCGCGTGCCTGGCTGGGGCCTGCTCGACGAGGTGGGGCTGGGAGTCCGAGTTTGGGCAACCTTCCGTGGGGAGGATGAACCGCGAGTGCTTGAGACGCTCATGGCGCAAGCTCGAACTCGAAACTCCACCCTATGGGCTGACGATCCAAAGCAGCAGATTGCGTACCTCGCAACAAAGAAATGGGCTCGCCTATTTTGCCCTGACGTCATTCTGGGAGTTTACACGCCTGACGAGTTTGAAGGCTCATACGGGAACGAGATTGACATCACACCCGCCGAGCAGACCGCGAACATCGCTGCGGCTGCTGGCGTGTCATTCGGACCGAAATCCCCCTCACCAGAAATCGACGGAGTATTCGCGGACCTGCTGGCCGTTGCGAAGCGCCAAGATATCGAAGCCTACGCGGCAGCCTGGGCGGGCCTCAAGCCGAAGCAGCGTGCAGCAATCGGCCTGGAATGCCATGAAGCACTCAAGAGCATGGCTGCGACAGTCGACGCAGACTTCACCGACATGACCAGCGCCAACGGCGCCCAACCCCACACTGAGGAGGCCGCGTAGTGAGAACTGAGCTTCAGGGCACTGAGAAGTGGCATGCGGACCGATCCGGCCGCGTCACAGCCAGCCGCTTCAAAGATGTGATGGCCTGGGGGAAACCTGACAAAAACGGCAAGCGCGAGCCAATGGGGGCGCGCACCTCATACATGCGCGAACTGTGCTTCGAGCGACTGGCAAAGAAGTCCAAACATAACGTCAGCAGCGCTTCCCTAAAATGGGGGCACGCTGAAGAACAAAAGGCCCAGGACGCCTACGAAATGCTGACCGGCAACATCGTCCTCGCCTCCGAATTCATCGTTCACCCCAAGTACGACTGGCTCGGCTGCTCACCGGACGGCCTGATAAATGATGATGGGGGCACCGAATCGAAGTGCCCATTCAACGAAGCGATACATATCAGGACTTGGCTGGAAGGAATGCCCGAAGAACACATGCCGCAGGTCCAGGGCTGCATGTTCGTTACCGGCCGCAAATGGTGGGACTTTATTTCGTTCGACTCGCGTCAGGATGAGGATTGTCAGCTCTACATCGAGACGATTTACCGCGACGAAGCCTACATCGCCAACCTGCACAGAGAACTGGTCCAGTTCAACCTAGAGCTGAATCGCATGGTTGACGAGGTAGCGGACAAAGCTCGGGCGCAAGCCCATCGTTTAGGAGCCTGATCATGATCAGCAACCACCTCAGCCTGGTCGAGCAGCACCGTCAGGACGCTTACTCGATATCGGAGCGCACGGCGGAGTTCTTGGCCGCTGGCGGGACAGTCGCGCAGTTGCCAAGCCCGCCACGCAAACCGCTGCCACCGCCCCGCTCCACCAAGATCGATCCCGAAACCATCCTCAAGCGCCGCAAGCCGGCTATCACAGCGGCAGAACGTAAGGCGCTGCGCAAACTTGCGGAGGCGTTATGAGCAAGAAGCGTAAGCCCCACAACCTACAGGCACGCATCGCCCGGTCGTGCCGCTCGCTGCTGGCATCCAATCACGTCGCAGTGGTCAACATCGACCCCAGCGGCCGCCAGGGCATGATCAATTACAAGTCACTCAAGAACATTGCGCCAGGGAAGATTGGCCAGGCCGTGTGCGGCATTCCTCACCGCTGGACGATCTACATGAGCGCCATGTGCATTGACGCTCGCGGCGACCGCTACAGCAAGTCGGTGGAACTGGCGCCGGACGGGGTTTACCTGTCCGACCACCTGGAAGACGTGATCGAGCATTGCTACATGAAGCTGCGCGCCGAGGCCAACCAAAGCCAGATGGTGGCCTCCGGCTGGATCGCCATCCCCGACACCCTGTCGCTGGACGAGGAACACGCCGCGCGAATCTTCGAAGCGGTCGGTGCTTGGCGCCAGGTGAAGGTCGATTCATGCGCCGCATAGCCCGCACCCAGCAACGCAAACG